ATAGTTCGCACCATTCATAGCACACCAGGCACGAATATCAGCAGCAGCAACAGACTCACCATACAATCCCTGAAGGGAAGTGCGAATGAACTCAGGTGAGAGGGACATGTGATTTGTTTGTACTGAAGTTATTATAGGGCAAAAAAGAAGGATCTCAAATCATCATGGGTCACTTTTCAAACCGACCATACTTAATTCTTAATGCACCTAGCAACCATGCATCTGTCAATTTCTTAGGACCCTCTAAAAGAACCTTACGAACCTTAGGGTCAGTTTCACTTTGAAGTGCGATTTCTTTCCAGTTCATGCCACCAAAGAAATAAATTCACCAAGAACTTTCTTATTTAGTTTCTTAGTTTTTAGAGACTTGACAAAAGCAGATTTGATCTTTGCTTTTGTTGCACCTTCGTCAACTTCAAATTCAGTCTCTTGAGAAAGTGCAGATGCAGAGATACCAAAATATGCATCATATCCAGCGTTTTTGATGCAGAAACTTTTAGTCTTCTTCCACTCAGTTTGAATAGCAGTGTGTTCTTTAGAACCAAGATCACAATACATTTTTATAAAACCACTTGCATCGCGAGAGGAAACGACACGAATACCAATAAAGTTCACTTGAGGAAAATTATCCTTAAGATTGTTCAGAAGAATTTCTGAAAACTTAAAGAAATTATATCCAACAGCATAAGTAGTTCCCAACTTACGATCACGGATAAAGCTAATACCACCGTTCAAACGTTGAGCACCAATATAATGTTTAGAATCACCAATTTTGATTTCAACATGACGTGGAAGTGAATTTGCCTCACCATCAGTCAGAACTACACACTGAACTTTCTGTAGTTTATTTTCTTTCTGAAACTTAGGAATGATTTGATGAAGAGAAACCAGTGCTTCATTCAGAGGAGTTCCAGAAAGAGAAAGTCGTTCTGCAATAGAATAAGAAGAACCCCAAGAACTAGAGTAGTAATTAGCAATCCTCCAGATATTAATCATCTGACGCTCAAGTTCCTTACCGTTAGTTTTACTAGTAAGAAGATTCATCATTGAAAACTGATCAGACACACATAGAAGTCCTTCTTTCTTTTCATAATGAGGTTGAGAATTTGATTGAACGTAATTCTCAACTTTATAATCATAATACTGACGAATCCACTCATTAGTAAAAGCATAAACCTCAAAAGGAATGGAAACTTTCTTGCAGAACCAGATCAGGTTGTAAAGTTGCTTACAAGTATTCTTCAGAACACTAGACATTGAACCAGACCAATCAAGTACAAAGATTAAACCATGGTTCTTACCGTCACTCAGAGTGGTAACTTTTCTGAACAGATCTTCATTGTACTTGTAAGTGTGCAGTTTAGAGCAATCCAGGACTCCAGTGCTTGATGTAGTAGCACGAGCATAAGAGTCCGCTGCTTTCTTACATTCAAACTCTTTCACAAGATAATTGACTTCTTTCTGAGCAGACTTTTTGAACTCCTTATATTCAGCATCAACATTGTCAAAGATAGTATCGAAACGGGCACTTTGAAGATTGAAATACTCATCAATGTGATCGTGGATCTCAGAATTATTAGCAATGATAGTATCAAGATTTACTTTAGGAAGTTCTGCATATGTGTTATCAATGCCACTCTTAGACACCAACTCTTTAAGTTTGTCATTGAGAGTATCTACAGTGCGAACTTCATCATCAAAGGTGTCTCCAGCACCAATCTGAATGTTCAGATTCTGGATATCTTGCTTTTCTCTTTCTTCGCTATCGCTGTCACCAGTATCTTCAGAGATTTGGTTTTCAGTTTGAGATGTCTGTTTTTTAGTTTCTTCACCAGAACTTTCTTGATCCTGCTGAGGTTGCTGTTGAATATCAGCAACTTTTTCTTGTTCCTTTTCCTTTTTACAATGCTTATAGAGTGCTTCAGAAGCAGCAATCACGTCTTCAAACGTTTCACAAGCAGCAATCATATCAACCAGACCCTGTTCCTCACCAGAAGAAATAGGAATATCAACATAGTTACCAATTTTGAAGTGGAGATTGATACGATCAGGCAGACTCATTTTAGAAACATCTTCATCCTTTAGAACAAAGAAGTCTTCATCAGAAAGTTCTTTGTATCCGCGATAAAAGGTTTTACCAAGACCCAGATATTTACGCTTCATCAATTTCTCAATACGAGCATCCTCAACAATATTGAGATAGGTATGTGGAATACCTTTAGGTGGATCCTGGTCTGGAGTAAAGAGAGCGTGACCCACTTCGTGACCGACAAGCATATCATAAACAAAGGTACTTGCTTTTTCCCACTGGGGAAGGGTCAAAACGCGAGTCTGAACGTTGAACTGTGCAGTTTCAACCTGACGATGCTCCACAATTAGATCTTCAGTTGCCAACAGTTTGGCAAGTTGAGATTTGATTTCGTGCGAAACTGCCATTGCTTGGTTGCGTATGAATCTATTATACAAAAAAAGGAGGTCCGAAGACCTCCCTGTAGACACTTATAAAAGTGGTTCAGACTCCCTTCAGGTGGGGTGCTGCCTGATACACGGGTTTACCATCTTTACCCTTCATACCTTTCATATAGTTTTGATATGCCTTGGTGTTACCTGCTTTATCTGCATTAGTTACTACATATGCTTCATTTTTTGGAGTAGCGACAAGAGGTGTGCGTTGCTTTACAGGTGTTGATTTCATCGCTTTGGGGTTAATTTTATCAAGAAAACCTCCAACTGCACTCTTAAGACCTCTCAACATTTTATCACCAGGCGGTTCTTTACCACCAGCAGTCATTCTCATAGTTGTACCTTTTGGAGCAGCATCTGCCCTAATTGCTGCAGTGTATTCTAAGATATCTGCTTTTATTTCTTCATCAAGAATAGTCATAAGTTGCAGTGCAACATCTTCAGACAAATTGTGCTCATCAATCAGATGACCCTTGACAATATCAAAGACCTCAACTTCTTCCATACTTGACTGGTTCTTACGCATAGTGTCTTGTGTTCTGACACTTGGTCTAGCAGTTGGTCTAGCAGTGCGGTTAATTTTTACACCCATTTTTTCCAAACCAGATTGACCTGCTTTGGTTACTTTATCAACCATTCCTGCCAAACCTTCTTCAACTACTTCTTCAACCTCTTCAGCAGTTCTAACCATACCCTTTTTCTTGTAGGTCTCTTTAGGGAAGGTCTCTGTTTTTCCACCATAAGTAGCTCTAACTGGTGCAGTGCCTTTTACATAAGTAACCGAACCGGAGGAATATTTACCCTCATCAACCACTTCTTCAGAATACATTGCATTGTATGTTTCCTGAATGCTACGTAAATCCTTATAGTCCATTTTAAGTAAACTTTTTAAGTATTTATAAATTTATTTCTCTAAACTGTATCAAGAACATTAATACTTGGGAACCATCCAATACTTTTCAGAAGTGTAACATCAGCAGCATTGTCTTGGCGTTCTCCTGGTGTCACTTCCTTTACTGGTAGATGACCCATACCCATCTTTTCTGCTAAGTCTTTTACAGAAACAGAGTTTCCAGTTCCAACAGATACAGGACCAGTGATATCACTACTTGCAAGATAACGAATAGCGCGACACACATCTTTCACATGAATCCAGTCTCGCTTATGATTCGTAACATACTTGGCAGTTTTGTCCTGAAGCATACGATACATCATGTCCTTCCTACTATCAGGACCATAAACTGTCGTGAAACGCATTCCCACTGAATTCTTTGGTGCCATCATTTCATTCACCCACTTTGTCATCGCATATGGGTTTTCCCAGTAGTCTTCTTCTACTGCACTAGAAGACGCATAAAGGAGTCTAGTATTTGTTTCTTGACACCAGTCAAAGAGTGGTTTTGCTTTGACTACATTGTTCTCATAAAACAGTTGGGGATTTTCAAGACTGTCTCTGATGTTTGCATATGCTGCAAGATGAACTATAAGATCATAGTCACCTCCAGAAAAACTACTCACGTCATCAGGTCTATCGATACCATCAACGTTTACACTTCCAAGTTCTTCTTGCCAGTCCAAATAAACATTACTACCAATAAAACCTTTATGTCCCGTGATCAATACTTTCATTTTACAATTCCACTAAAACCTTTTGTTTTTTCAAACTTCACAACATTTTCAAATTTGTCTTCCATTCCACTCTTATGAGAGATAACAAAAACATTTGCGTTTTTAATCACATACCTAATGATTTTAAGAAATTCTTCTGTTCCAAATCCATCAAGGGAAGAATCAAAAATCTCATCAAGGATGAGAAGGTTTGTATTAGTTGAATTTTTTAATTTTGCAACTTCCCTCCAAGTGAAGAGAAGTGCTAGGTCAATACGTTGTTTTTCACCTTCACTAAAAGAAGAATAAGAAAAGTCTTCATGAATAGGGGATTGAATCGTTTCGTTAAACTCTTCATCTAACGTAAAGTTGATGTAGAAATCCATCATCTGAAGATATCTATTAACCTGTTGGTTAATCAAAGGTAAATATTTTTTGATGATTTTAGATTTTACTCCACTGTCCTTTAACAAAGAATACGAAAAGTCGTGATATTGAATCAGATTTTTTTCCCCAGACAAGTCATCATATACTTGTTTTAAGTTTTCTTTGAAGATATCTAACTTTTCATTCTCAGCAGTTCTATTTGCAAGTTGTTCGGTAACTTTTTGAATTTCCGATTCCAGATCTCTGACTTGTCGTTGACATCCAGCGATCTTAGTATTGTTTTGAGAAATGCCATGTGTTAGGGAAGTAATCTCCTTTGATAGAACAGTAAATTGACGCTCTCGTTCTTCCTCATTTTTAATTGCATCCTCTAGATCTTTATATCCAGATTGCAACTCTTTTGCCTTATTTTGAGCGTCTTCAATTTTATTTAACCGAAACGATTCTTCTATATCCTGAGTACAGGTAGGACAAACCGTATTCTGTGAGAAAAATTTATGTTCCTTAGTAATAGTTGATACTTTGTTAGAAATCTTACCTTTCAAATTTCCTAACTTACGAAGTTTACTAGTAGCACCACTATAACTTTCAAGTTTTCCTTGGAGTTCAACTAGTTTTCTATTTTTCTCTTCGTTGTTCCCCATCCAATTATTTTCTTCTACAAGAAGTTCACCAATCTTAAATTCTTTACTCTCAATATTTTTCTTTCCACGGTTCTCAAGTTCTTCAATAAAGTTCTCCTGCATCTGAACTTTATCACTAACAGATTCTTTCTTGAGTTCTAAGGTGCGAATATTATCCTTGATACCCCGAATCTTTTCTTTCAGAATATTATTCATTGAAGAAAAAATCTTAATATCCAACAAGTCTTCGATAACTTCTCTACGACTTGATGTCGCCAGTTGCATAAATGGAACAAAGTTGCTGCTACCCAAAATGACAATCTGAGTAAAAGACTTATAGTTCATCTTAAGGATAACCTGTTCCAGAAACTTCTGTTGCTCTACTGCAGAAGCATTCTGGTCTAACAGAGTATCATTTCTATAAATTTCAAATAAACTTGGTTTGATTCCTCTACGAATCATCCAGTTAGTAGAACCAATAGTAAACTCAATTTCTACAAGGCAATCCTTTTCATTCGTAGAGTTGATGAGTTGTGGTTTATTAATCTTACGAAAAGATTTTCCAAACAATACAAAAGTTAACGCATCTAAGATCGTTGACTTACCTGCACCATTATTACCAATGATAAGAGTTGTAGATTCTTTATTCAGTTCAACTTCTGTAAATTGATTTCCGGTAGAAAGAAAGTTTTTCCAACGAATTTTTTCAAATAATATCATTTACTTCAGGGGGAATCACAAGGTCATCTTTTGTTATTATAGCATAATTATGATCGTGGACTTCACAGATAGATACAACTATCTCTTTATCAACTTCCATTACATGCATTTCAGGATATTCTTCCTCTTCTAGCATCATAGCAAATCTAACGGCATCATCTTCTTCTTCAAAGATGTATAGTGTTCGATTTCCTTCATCATCTATAACACTATAAGCACCATCATCTTCTCTACCATCGACTGTTAAAATAAACATTATACCATTTCGCAAGCTTCTTGATAGACTTCAGAAATAAGTTTTTGAACAATAGACTTATCAAGATCTATTTTTGCTTCTTCCACATATCTATTCAAGATAGAAAGAGTATCTTCTGACTCAAATGCTTCAAACTCTTCATTCTCTTGAATTTGAAAGTTCTCAACAATCTTGAGTTCAGAAACATTTGAAGCATAAAGTTTATCTACAAACCTTTCAAAATTTTTAAGATCAGTTTTTTTACGGACAATGATTCGTACAATTTTGTTCTCATATTCTCTAGTATCAAATGTTTGATAAGAAGTATCTTCATAATAAATGTTATAGAACATTCTATGAGGATTATCTACGTGAGTGTGTTCCAGAGTCTCTGTATCAAAGATGGTGAATCCTCTCCGATCACCGACATCTGACCAGAACATTTCGTATGGATTTCCCAGATAGTATACCCGTCCATTATCCGATCTAGTGTGATAGTGACCGCTGAAGACCTTGGAGTACTTTGAATATAACTCGCAATCATGACCATGCTCCATGACGATTTGCTTATTAACTCTAAATCCTTGGAGTTCAAGGTGCCCCATCGCAACTTTGCAAATTGAATTTTCAATAAGTTTGAAAGTCTTGTCTTGATTTTCTGCATTAATCCACGGGATAAACAACGTTTTCAAGTTTCCTAACTTTACTTCAGTTGCCTCTGAGTAGACATTAACGTTTTTATATTCCCGTAAAAGTAGGTCTACGGAGTTAACATCGTTGGTATTCTTGTAATATGTGGTGTGATTGCCAACGATTGTATGAACTTTTATACCAAGATCATGTAGACGATCATAGTAATTAGTCTTTGCCCAAGCAAGTGCAGAGAAATCAATTCCTTTACGACTGTCAAAGGTATCTCCCATGTCTACAACTGTGGTTATCCCGTACTGTTCCAGCGTCGGGAAAAACACATCATTATAGAACTTTAGAAAGTAATCGTGAAATAACTTAGAGTTTTTACGAGCACCAAAGTGTTGATCGGTAATGATTGCAACT